GCCTCACAGTTCAACTGTTCATTCGGACAGGTGGAGACAGTACATGATGTAGTTGATGCTATGTGGCTGTTGCTGCAGGGATGTGGTGTAGGCTTTGAGCCAGTGGTCGGAACTCTCAATGGTTTCGCTAAACCTGTAGAGATTGAAACCATCAGGTCCACCCGTGACTACCGTGGCTATGACAAGAACAGGGCGCATACACATAACGGTGTATATACACTTGAGGTAGGTGATAGCGCAGAAGCATGGGCTAAATCTATTGGCAAGATACTAGCTATGAAAGACCCTGTTGATAAGGTTGTCTTAGACTTCAGCCAGATCAGACCAGCAGGTGAGAGACTTAGTGGATACGGCTGGATTAGTTCTGGTGACAATACAATCCACAAAGCCTTTGAAGCTATCTGCGCTATCCTTAACAGACGCGCTGGGCAGCTACTGGACCGCATCGATATACTTGATGTAGTCAACTGGCTTGGCACCACACTATCATCTCGACGGTCTGCTGAGATTGCTGTGATGAACTATGGTGACAAGGATTGGGAACGCTTTGCCACTGCTAAGAAGGACCACTGGGTAGACAACCCACAACGGGGCCAGTCTAACAACTCGCTGCTGTTCTGGAACAAGCCAACTTACAGTCAACTGTCACATATCTTTCAGCTTATGACAGAGGCTGGTGGGTCTGAACCTGCCATCATCAATGCCACTGAAGCACAACGCCGCGCCCCTTGGTTCAAAGGCGTAAATCCTTGTGCAGAGATTTTGCTAGGTAATAAGAATTTTTGTAACTTAGTAGAGTTTGACCTTAACAAAACTAACGGCATGGACCCTGATCTGGTGCGCCATTGGATAGGCTTAATTGCCCGTGCAAATTATCGACAAACCTGTGTGTCTTTCGATGACGGTATCCTTCAGCGTAGCTGGCACGAACTGAACCAGTTCCTACGTCTGACAGGTGTAGGTCTGACAGGCATCGTGACTTGGGAGCATCTCAACAATCCAGCTATGTTCGATCTGTTGCGTAACGCTGCACATAAAGGCGCACATGGGATGGCTGATGAACTTGGACTGCCACGGTCTAAAGCGGTCTGTACAGTTAAACCTAGCGGCACACTTTCTAAAATTATGTCAACTACAGAAGGCGTACACAAACCTCTGGGTAAGTACATCTTCAACAACATAAAGTTCTCTACTCATGACCCTCTTGTACCCATCCTTGAAGCGGCTGGATACCGTGTGTTTCCTGACCCTTATGAAGGCCAAGGAGGTGATAGTGTTCTGGCTACCTTCCCCGTTTCTTACGAGGGTGTCAGCTTCGATACAGTGGATGGTAAGCACGTTAACTTAGAGAGCGCAGTGGCACAGCTAGACCGCTACAAGATGATGATGCAGCACTACGTTGACCACAACTGCAGTGTCACCATCAGCTACGACCAGACTGAGATTGAAGCTATCATCGATTGGTTCCAAGAGAACTGGAACAACTTTGTCGGTGTGTCTTTTATCTATCGTAACGACCCTACCAAAACTGCAGAAGACTTAGGGTATCCTTACCTGCCACAGGAAGTGGTCGATCAGGAAACCTTTGAGGAATATGCAGCTACATTGAAACCCATTAACCTTGATGCAGCCAACAGCCTTGATGAGTTAGAGGATGATGGATGCGCCACAGGTGCATGTCCAATTAGGTAACTAATGCGTAAGAAATCAACGTACAAAAAGAAGGTCGAGGATATAGAGGTTGCACATGGTCCCCGTGTGCAGCCCCTACTTCCAATGAATGCAGCCCAGCGCAACTACATTGAGTGTATTAAGCAGTATCCTCAAGTCTTTGTAACAGGACCAGCAGGAACAGGTAAGACTTACATAGCTGCAGCCCTTGCTGCTGACATGTACAACAGTCACCAGATACATAAGATAATCTTAACGAGGCCCAATATACCTGCAGGGAAATCTCTTGGTTTCTTCTCTGGTACGATTGAGGACAAGATAGCACCGTGGGTGTACCCACTTACTGAGGTGCTACAGCAGCGTCTTGGCAAGGGTAAGTATGAACATGCACACAAACGAGGTGCTATTGAGATTGTACCCTTTGAGGTTATGCGTGGACGTAGCTTCAACAATGCATTCGTCATCTTGGATGAAGGTCAGAACCTGACAACACATGAGATGAAGATGTTCCTGACCCGTATCGGTGAGGACAGCAAAGTCGTTGTGAACGGTGACATATCCCAACACGATCTAAAGAGTACACAGTCAGGTCTGCAGGTCGCTATCGATCTAATGCATAAACACAACATCCCTGCAGCCCACTGCAACTTCAATCACGATGATGTTGTTAGGTCAGGTATCTGTGCAGCTTGGACTAGGGCATTCTCTTAAAGGTTGCACTATAGAGGATTTATAAAATCATGAAGAAATTTCCGTATATATCGGAAGAACTTATCACAGCACTGGCCGAAAGAATTCCCCACATTTCACCGAGTAAAGGTGAGAGCATTGAAACGCTGATGTGGCGTGGGGGTATGCGCTCAGTCGTAGACCTTTTAACGCAACTTCATAAAGAACAACTTTATGAGAATTCTGAGGATTAATATTTATGTGTTTCCCAAAAGCACCAGCCCCTACGCCAGCAGCCCCTGCACCAGCAGCGGCACCTGCAGCGGCACCACGGCAAACAACCCAGCTTGGGTATGACCCGTCAAACCCTGAGAGTGGCATCGCTGCTGAACTGGGTGCTATCACTAACAAAGCTAAAGGCACATCCCAGCTTGTTGTCCCACTAGACCCTACAGTAGCTAACATTGGCACTGGTGGTTCTGGTCTTCAGATTACGTAGGATGGTAACATATGTGTAACCCTATAGGTAAACTGGTAGGTAAGGTTGCAAAACCTCTAAGCTTACCATTGAGACTGATGGAAAAGAACAAACTGAAACCTAAAGACTTTGCAACAGGCGGTGCATCATTACTTATTGGTGGTGATAAATTTAAGAACCGCACAGTAAATGACGCAGCACCTACAACACCTGCTGTATCCCGAACTAACCAGTATGGTATTACAGATAACCTGCTGTGAGTATGGGAAGCTGCGAAGCACGTTATCGGCAGTTAGAACAGACGCGAAAATCCTACCTCGACAGGGCTAGAGATTGCTCTGAACTAACTATCCCATCATTAATTCCACCAGATTCACATAATGAAACCAGCGACATCTATACGCCCTTTCAGGGCATAGGTGCCAGAGGTGTGAACAACCTAGCATCAAAGCTATCACTGGCACTGATGCCACCTAACTCACCATTCTTCAGGTTCATGGTTGAGCCGTACACACTCAAAGAGATGGCAGAAGACCCTGCCGCCCGTACCAATGTTGAGAAACAATTGGGTGAGTTTGAACGTGCAGTTATGAACGAGATTGAAAGTTCAGGTGACCGTGTTGCAGTACATGAAGCACTAAAGCATTTAATTGTTGGTGGTAATGTATTGTTACATGTTGGACCTGAGAAGGTTCGTGTCATCCACCTAGACAGTTATGTTGTCAGTCGTGCGCCCAACGGTGAAGTTCTGGAGATTGTAATTGTAGAGAACGTATCACCGAATGCTCTAGATAAGACTACGGCATCTGCCGTCAGCGGTAAGCTAGAGGGTGACGAAAAGACTGTAGAGATTTACACGCATATTGAGCGAAAAGCTAACATGTTCCACGTTTACCAAGAGGTAAAGGGAACTGTTATTGCTGGTTCGCGCGGTAAGTACAAACCAAATGCAGTCCCGTTCCTACCTCTACGGTTCTCTCGCATCGACGGTGAAGATTATGGCAGAGGCTTTGTAGAAGAACTACTAGGTGACTTACGGTCCCTTGAAGGTCTATCGCAAGCTATTGTGGAAGGTGCAGCGGCTGCAGCTAAAGTTCTATTTATGGTGAACCCGAATGGGACCACCCGTATCAGAACTATTGCTAAGGCTGAGAACACCGCAATCATAGAAGGTAATAGGAATGATGTTTCAGTCCTTCAAATGGACAAGTTCAACGACTTTAGAGTTGCCTACCAAGCAATGCAAGGAATTGAAGAACGGCTTTCACAACAGTTTATGCTTCAGTCTTCAGTCCAACGAAATGGAGAAAGAGTTACAGCAGAAGAAATCAGATACCTAGCTGGTGAGTTGGAAGACACACTATCTGGCATCTATTCAATACTGTCACAGGAATTCCAGTTACCGTATGTCAATCGTAAGATTGAGGTGCTGACTAAAAATAAGAAGCTGCCCAAACTGCCAGAGGATGTTGTTAAACCAACCATCGTAACGGGCATGGAGGCATTGGGTCGAGGACATGACCTACGCAAGTTAGACCTGTTCATACAGGGCATGACACAGGCACTAGGACCAGAAGTACTAGCACAATATGTGAACCTTCAGGACTACATCAAACGCCGTGCCACAGCCCTTGGTATAGATACTGAGGGTCTTATTAAATCAGAAGAACAAATCGCCCAAGAACAGCAGCAAGCCCAGCAACAGCAGATGATGCAACAAGCTGGACCCGCTGCCATGCAAGAAGGCGTTAAACAGTTAGGAAACTCATATGCTGAAAGCCAAAGACAGCAAGGTGAATAAGGATAGCAAGGGTAAAGCCCCTGCTAAACCTACAGCACCTGCCAAGAAACCATTGGCAACCCCAACCATTCTCAAGAAGAAACGCACAAGGACTGATTATTAAGCATGGGCGAAAGCATTACTATAACAGAAGCTGAGACAGGCCCAGATGCACCTCTGGATAACTCGTCTGAACGACCAGAATGGTTGCCAGAGAAGTTTAATAGTGCAGAGGACATGGCTAAGTCTTACAGCGAACTAGAGAAAAAGTTGTCTGGTGGGTCTACTGAGGACAAACAAGAACAAGTAGAAGCACCACCAGATCAAACAGACGATGCACCTAAAGATGATGGGTCACCTAACTTCACCAAGTTCTCTGAGGAATTCTCAGACAAGGGTGAGTTAACTGATGATAGTTTTAAAGAACTTGAGACTATGGGTTATCCAAAGGAAATGGTTGAAGCATACATCAGAGGCACCCAACAGGGTTCTGATGCTGATGTCTCTGCTGTCATGGATGTGGCAGGTGGGACTGATGGATATAAAGACCTAACTGAATGGGCATCTGAGAATGTTCAGGAAGCAGAACTAAAACTGTATAATCAAATGGTAGAGACAGGCACAGATAACGCTAAGATGGCGGTAGAGTGGCTGATGTCTAAGCGTGAAGGCGCAGAGGGTGTTGAGCCTAACCTGTTGTCTGGTAAATCCAAAGGCTCACCTAAAGATGAATACAGGTCCACAGCAGAGGTTGTGGCTGCAATGAAAGATACCCGCTACGGCAAGGACACAGCGTACACTAAGGACGTTGAAGAGAAGCTAGGGCGGTCTTCAGTTTTCTAAAAAAGTAATTCTACAGCACTACCATCTGGCGGGGAGACCATAGCAAATGACTCCCCGTCAATTCACAGGATATAGACATACCTCTTTAGGTAGTCGAACTATCGACAATGAACGACTAGACCTGATGCGTCAGACAATCTTGGCAAGTAATGGCGAAAGTTATTTCCCCTATTTAATATTTACCAAGGATTAGAATTATGGCTAATGCCACCCCATCCCGCCTAGGTGCGGCTAATGGCGCAGTAGCAAACTTTGCTCAGAAGAACGCGCTATTTCTTAAAGTCTTTGCTGGAGAAGTTCTCACAGCATTTGATGAAACAAACGTAATGAAAGATTTACACGTATCCCGCACGATTTCTTCAGGGAAGTCGGCACAGTTTCCTGTCACAGGTAAGGCAAACGCAGCCTACCATACAGTAGGAACACCACTGCTGGGTACACAGAACATCAAGCACAATGAAATCGTTGTTAACATCGATGACGTTCTGATTGCTGACACCTTCATTGCAAACATTGATGAAGCAAAGACCCACTACGATGTACGCGCTGAGTATTCACGCTTGCTTGGTATGGCTCTGGCTAAACAGTTTGATGTTCGCTGCTTGCAGCTTGGCGTCCTTGCAGCCCGTGGTTCAGCTACCGTAACTGGTGGTAACGGCGGTACTGCGATTACTGATAGTGATGCAGCTACCAATGGTGCTTCACTTGCAGCTTCTATCTTTGAAGCGGCACAGGCTATGGACGAAAAAGACGTTCCAGAGAATGACCGTGTAGCAATCGTGAAGCCAGCGCAGTACTACAAGCTTGTCCAGACAACTGACGTAATCAATCGTGATTTCGGTGGTGCTGGTGTATATGCTGACGGTACTGTTCTGCGTGTTGCTGGTATTCAGATTGTAAAATCTAACAACGTACCATCAACCAATGTGTCTGCTGTTACTGGTGAGAACAATACCTATCACGGTAACTTCTCCACTACTGTTGCTCTGGTTATGCAGAAATCTGCAATCGGCACAGTGAAACTGATGGACCTCGCAGTCGAGCGTACATCTGGTGACTTTGAGATTATGTATCAAGGTACACTGATGGCAGCTAAGTACGCTATGGGTCACGGTATCCTGCGTCCTGAGTGTGCAGTCGAAATTAAGTCTTCTTAATTTACTTTTGGGTCAGTCCTCTTCTTTGGGGTCTGGCCCATTTTTTTCATTTTTACGAGGGCAACATGACAACACCTTCAACCATGACCGAACTAGAGGCGGTCAATGTCCTTCTGACAACTATCGGTGAACAACCAGTTAACACTCTGATCGGCAATCAAGTTACAGACGTAAAGATTGCTGAACAGATTATTAATGAAGTTAGCCGTGAGGTTCAGTCACAAGGATGGCACTTTAATACAGAAGATCGTGTCCCTCTAGCACCTGACAGTAACAACGAAATCAACATCCCCGCTACAGCAGCGCGTATCGATCTAGAAGATACTAACGTAACTGTTCGTAGCAGTAAGCTGTATAACCTGACAGACAGAACTTACACGTTTGACGCCACCGCTTATGCCACCATCGTTTACTATCAGGATTTCTTAGAACTCCCTGACACGGCAAAACGATACATCACAGTCAGAGCATCCCGTATCTATTCAGATCGTATGATTAACTCTGAGACCATGCACAAGATGCTATCGCGTGATGAACAGAAAGCCCTGACAGACCTTAAAGAATTTGAGGGTGACACAGCGGATTTCAACATGATGGATAGCTACTCAGTGTCCCGTGTTATGAACCGCAACAATTCTAATCAGAGGATACTTGTGTAATGCCTATGATTAGTTCTGCTATCCCAAACTTAATCCAAGGGGTCAGCCAACAATCTCCACCGCTACGTCTGTCAAGTCAGGCAGAGGTCCAGGAGAATGCATTCCCATCACTTGTAGAAGGATTGCAGAAAAGGCCACCACTTGAACATGTAGCTGTTATTTCAAATAGTGAAACATCTGGTTCATATGTACACCTTATTAATCGTGATGCGATTGAGAGATACTTTGTGTTAATCAATGCATCCAACCAGATCAGTGTGTATGACCTAGCGGGTAACTCTAAGACTGTTACCTATCCTGATGGAACTGGATATCTGACAACCAGTAACCCTTCCACAGCATTCAGGGCAGTGACTGTAGCTGACTACACGTTCATCGTGAACACTGAGAAGACCTCTGCATATAATAGTAACCTAAGCCCATCGTACTCTTTTAAAGGATTGGTGGCAGTAAAGCAGGGTGACTATAACCAGAGATATACTGTCTATGTAGATGGTGTGCAGGTTGCTAACATTACAACCAGTGCCACAGATCAGGCAGGTACTAGAACTACAGCCATTGCGGATAGCCTTGCCAGTTCAATTAACGGGGCAAGCAATTTATCGGCTACATCCAACGGCTCTACAGTTATTATTACCAAGACAGGTAATGCCTCCTTCGACTTAGCTACATATGACAGCTTGGGGGATACAGGGATAACAAGCACGACAGGCACTGTTCAGAGGTTTGATGACCTACCTGCCTATGCACCTAATAACTTTGTCGCACAGGTTCAGGGTGACCAGACAAACGACTTTGATGATTACTATGTAAAGTTTGTATCTGATCATGGTGACCAGTCTTTGCTCGGTTCTGGTACTTGGGTTGAAACAATCAAACCAAACATATCATACGAACTAGATGCATCTACAATGCCTCACCTGCTTATCAGACAGGCAAATGGTTCGTTTACTTTAGAACAGGGTGAGTGGGGCGATAGAATAATTGGCGACCTCACTTCAGCACCTACGCCTTCATTTGTTACCAAAAAAATTAGTGACGTATTCTTCTTTCAGAACCGTTTAGGTTTTCTGT